GAGGGCACGACTCGGGAACCTCACACACTGGCACGGCCTTACTGTTCATGTCCGCCCTCCGCTGTCTTCGTATTCATCCCGACTGCCTTGGCGATTTCCTCAAGTCGCTTGGCAATTCCGTCCAGTCCGTCCTTGGCCGCCGCCTCGATCTCGGCAACCCGAACCGCCTTGTCGCGCTCGATGCGCGCTACCGTTTCTTCGCTGGCCGCCCGCAGTTCTGCCGCATGGGAGTCGGCGTCCGCCTGTACCGTGGCGGCGTCGTACTTCTGGCGTGCCTCGGTTATGGCTTGTTCGGCGTCGCGCTGCGCCTTGGCGGCCTGTTCCTTGGCTTGGGTAACGGCGTCCTCCGCCTGCTTGCGGATGGCCTCGACCTCGGCTTGAAGCGCTTGGTTCTGATCCCCGCCGCCGGCGGAACGCGCATCGGCGAGCGCCTTCTGCGCTTCTGCCTGCAGCTTCTCGACTCTGGCCTGCTTCTCGGCGAGGTCGAGTTCGGTAGCCTTCTGTTGCAGCGCCGCGGCCTGATCCGCCTGTTCTTTCGCAACGGCTTGGGCCTGCATTTCCTCGGGCGACATCTTCGCGTTGGGGTCGATTTCTCCGGTGATCTTCCGGATGCGCGCCACGATTTCGTCCTTGTTGGGCACGTCAGAGAACTCGATGACCAGGTCGAGCAGGCGCAGGCCGACGTCCGGCGGCATCTTGCTCACCAGGTCCATCATTTCCGAGAACATCGCTTGTCGCAGCGTGGCATGGAAGTCCTGCTCGTCGACGATGAAGTCGGCTTCGCGCTCGGTAATGTCGTTCAGGAATTGAACCGACCCGTCCTGATTCTGCTGGGGCTGGTTGATCTGCACCCAATCGAGCTTTCCCTTGGAACCCGTGAGGCGGATCTGCTTGGGCATCGCCATGAACTGCTCGACGAGGGACAACTGCAATTCGCCCTGCATCTGGAACGCCATGCGCAGGTTGTCGAAGACCTCGGCCGTGACGACGGAACCCTGCAACTGGCGGGCCTCGATCGCGCGCCCGGACTGCGCGTTCGTCGCTCTGCCCATCTGCTCGTCGGTGATGCCACCGGCGTCCTGAATCTTCTGGGCGTCGAAGTGGGCAAGTTCGATATGCTGCTGCGCGAGTTGGTTATCGCGGTTGATCTCGAGTTCTTTCCCCTTCTTCTTGACGATGATGCCGTTCGGCCGGGATACCTCGCTCGCCAACTCGTCGAGGTCGGCGACCGCGCCCTCTTCCATGACGACCTGATTCGAGGCGAGGATGAACTGCGCCTTGGACATGCGCTTGTTCAGGTCTTCTTGCGGGTCGCGGATGTTGCGGATGATCCCGTAGGGCGCGTTGTCCCGGTTCCGGCGGTGGCACCAGATCGGCGTAAAGGGGAATCGGTTGTGCCGGTACGGGCTTTCGTCGTCGTGCAGCATGTCGCGGTCGGTGAAGATCGCCATGCGCATCTGCATCCTCACGGCGTCATAGACCGTACACAGGTTGTTCTCGACGGCCCGGCGCATGTCGGGATTGTTCGGCTGGTACTCCTGTCCGTCGAACATTTCGTCGCCGCGCATCATCTTCTTGAGGACCGGGACGCGATACCAGCCCTCGATGAGCTTGACGCGCGAGCGGCGGTTGAAGGCGACGACGGTGTCGGACGTGAAGACGCGCCGGCCGACCAACTGGCCGCGCTCGTCGAAGTGGCGGTAGTGCTGGCCGAGGTACCAGAACTCTTCGTCGAGTTCCTGACCGTAGCGGTTGGCATTCATCGCCGCGGCGCGGACCTGCGCTTGGCGATCAGGGAACATCACCAGGGCGATGTCGAGGTCGATCCACTTCCAGCGGAAGAGGTAGCGGGCGTCCGACAGGTCAGGCTCGACGGACGATGAATCGTAGATGATGTTGCGCCATGACTCGTAGCGCGAGAAGATCGGCTCGTCGGAATCGTCGTGACGAACGCCGTCCTCAAGCCATCCGACTCCGCCCTTGACCGCATCGGAGAAGGCGCGCGACCGCGCAAAGCCCGTGCGATTGACGTCCGCCAGGTACTTGAGTACCTTCGTTTTGGTCTGGGCGGAGTTCTCCTGTTCGGCCTCGCGGGGCAGAACCTTAAAGTCGACCCGCGTGCGCTTCTCCGTCCCGGTCACCCAATCGATCGTTGGCTTGACCATGTTGTAGACGAGCGGCGCTTGGTTGCGCTCGACGAGTTCCTGGATGTCCTCTTCCGCCCACTGCAGGCCGTCGTAGAAGTCGTGGTCGAGCGCCATCTGGTATCGGTTCGGCCCCTGCTTCTGGCGCTCGATGTTCAGCCACTCGACGAGTTTCCCGTGGCGCCGCGTCGATTGCTCGGAATCTAGCGGGTTGGCTGGGGCTTCCTGTTCCGCCGGCTGCTGATCAAGCCAGTCGTCGAGCGACGTATGGGCGGACGTCGCGTACTCGTCGAGAACCTGCATCAGACCGCCTCTTCGAGGATCGTCTGCCCGTCCATCTTCACGACGAGCTCGCCCTGCGTCTCGCGCGGCCGTTCGATCTTGGCCGGCGGCATGTGCAGAAGGTCAGGAAGGGAATCGTTGATCAGGCGCGCCAGCCGCATGACCATGGACTTGTCCGTGCCGAACCCCATCAGGTCGCAGGCCAGCGTCGATTTCTCGACAAGGTGCATGTCCTCGGCGTAGTCGAACGCGCTTTCGAGCGGGATGGCGAACGGCGTCACACCCATGCGGCGGTAACTCGGATAAAGCACCATCGCCGGTTCGTCGTTGATCCAGTGAAAGGCAATGGTCACATCGCCATGGCGGCGGACCTTCCAAGCTGTCGGGCCACCCAGGATGATCGGCATGCGCACTCCTTGTAAAAAAGGCCCGGCTCTCACCGGGCAAAGCCCCACCAGGAGAAGGCTTTGAGCGATTCTGCAAAAACCCGCCACATGGCCCCAGAAAGAAAAGGCCGCCCGGAGGCGGCCGTCGTTTCATGTGGAACCAGCCTTACGCCGGCAGGATCTCGACCGTGTAGCCTTCGAGCGTCATAACCTCGTTGGCCGTCGAAGGCTGGGCGGTGAACTTGAGGGTCTGGTCGGCCGTCGTGTCGATCGCCGCGGTCAGTACGGCCGTGGAGCCGTCGTCCGATAGCGCTGCCTGCCCGACCTGGCTGTTGGTGACGCCGCGGTTGCGGATCATGTTCTCGCCGACGAAGGACGCGAGGTTCGTCAGTGCGGAGGGCGTAACCATCGTGGAGAACTCGACGTTGGCGGTCTTCGCATTCGCGCTGTTGGTGCAGGACCACAGGGACATGACGCGTAGCGCCCCGTTGGCGCCCATGAATCCGCCCGGTACGGTGAGGCTACCCAGCGTCAGTTTGGTGTTTGCCAAGGCCACGGCCGGCGTGCCCATGTTGGCGAACCCAGCGCTCGGCGTGTCGAGCGTGATGGTCTTGGTGTCGTCGACCGACTTGATCGGGTAGAAGCCGTCGACACCGGTATGGTTCGTCCCGGTCCAGGTGACATAGACATTCACGCCCGCCAGGCCGGTGCCCGTCGTCAGGCCATGGACGCCGGCGCTGGAAACCTGCAACTTCCCCGGCGTTGCTACCGAGTCCGCCGCGGTTAGCGCGGTGAAGGTGGCCGCCGCCTCGATGATGCTGAATGCCGTTGCCGCCTGCCCGAGGATCAGGCTGCGGGCATACGTCAGCGTGGCGGCAATGATCGTGCTGTTCTTCAGGCCGGCCAGCCTCGCAATGAAGCATGACGCCGAATTGAAGACCTCGACCCCGTACTTGCTGATGATCTTCTGGACATAGCCGTCCGAGCCGAATACCAGACTCAGGTCGCTGAACTTGAACTCTTCCGTCTTTCCCGACATATCCGCCCCCGCATCAGGTCAATGAAATCGGATTAAGCACTCTCCCGCTACTCGGTCCATAATGCCGATCGCAAAACCAATCCTCAGGAGGAACCATGAAGTGCTGGATAATCGCCCTCGCCGCCCTGGCTCTCACCGCCTGCGGCGCCACGCCCTACAAGCCGCACGGAATTGACGGCGGGTATGCCGACCGCCAGATAGACGGGAACACCTACCATGTGTCGTTTGAGGCCCGCGGCGGTGTATCCGACCGGGCGACCGTCGAGACATACCTGCTCTACCGCGCCGCCGAACTCACCCAGCAGAGGGGATTCGACTGGTTCGTCCTCGGCAGCCGAAGCGGAGACACGGACGTCGATCCGAAGTGGGGCGTGGTTGGGATGACGTCGACTGCCATGGTCCGGATGTTCAGGGGAAAGAAGCCGGAGAACATGGAGAACGCCTACGCGGCGGCCGACATCCTTGCCACGGTAGGGCCGACCATCAAGCGCTAGGCCGTCCGCCAACTCGTACCGGCTCGGCGCTTCGCCGGCTTCTGCGCCGCCGGTTCACCGTCGTATCCTTGGGCGAACTGCCGGAAGGCGTCTGCCCCGTTCGAGGCCCAATTGTGCAGTGGCGTCGTCCGGAACACCCCGCGCGACTCATCCCACTCGCGCTGATAGTTGTCCAGCGCCTTGATGCCGCCGTCGCAGTTCTCGCGGTCAATCCAGCAGGACGAGAACGCCGAGCGCGTCAGGTCGATGCCGGTGAGCAGGTCGGCGATCCGCGGGACCGTGATGATGTTGCGCACCCCCAGCCCCTCGAGCACGTCGCGCCGCGTGCGGCCGTCCTCGTCCAGCATGCCGACCTCGACGTCGTGCGGCAGGTAGTGGTTGCCATAGACGTAGCCTTCCTCGTCCCGCAGCCGGTGAAGCTCGGTGACGTAGTGGCGCAGGCCATAGCCTGAGTTCTCGTAGTAGCGGATGAACCGGTTTTCCTTACCGACGCGCTGGTGAAACCAGATTGCGTTCGCGTCGTTTTTTCCCAAGTCCCAGAAGGTATTGACCGGCAGCGCCGATTCCCATGGCACGCGGGTAATGCGGCCGTTCTTGCGCATCCACGCCATTTCGTTGCCGTAGATGGCGCCCTCGATCACGGACTCGAAGGCTTCCTCGGGGAACGACGGGTACTCGCGCTTCATGTCCGACTTGAGTACTTCCGCTTTCTTGACGTACCAGGCCCGCTGTCCGTCGTCCAATTCGATGCCGCGCGCCCGCAGTTGGTTGAAGTACCGGGCGAACTCGGCCGGGATGACGACGCCGGCTGGATCCAGCCGGTAGGCGTTCTTCTTCCACCAGGCGAAGAAATGCAGGCGGAAGTCGAGCGACGTCGATTTCTCCCCGGCCTGCTGCCGGCGCAGTGCGCCCATGGTCATGTCGTAGAACGGCCCGAACGCGCCGTCCGCGGTGCTTTCCACCGTGATCATGTTGCCGGCCGCGACCGCCTCGAAGGCGCCGGTGATGATTTCCCGCGCCTTCTCCGGGTACTTCCGGCAGATGCGCCCGAACTCAGAGACGTGCAGGAATTGCACCGTGCCGGAGCGCATGGTCGTCCCGATGCTGATGCTCGACCCGTTGGCGAAGACGTATTCGCTGGTCGTCTCCTTCACCACGGGCTTGACCTGCTGCAGGAAGACCGGGAGCCGACTGTAGGCGAAGACGATCTTACGGAACAGGCGCGTCGCGTTGTCCAGGCTGTCGGCGATCACGCCGGCCGTGAAGTTCTCGACGAAAAGGCACTGGTCCAGCGCCATGATCAGCAGTTCCGTCGAGAAGCCAAGCTGCCGCGCCTTGAGGATCAGGTTTCGATACCAGAGCGCCCGGTAGAACGCCTCCTGTTCCTCGTTCGGCTGGAACTTTACAGGCTTCCCCGTCTCGTCGATGATCCAGTACAGGTGCCGGATTCTCCACCAGGCATCCTGCCACTCAGCGGCAGACAGCGGCGGGAGCTCGTCAATCTGCAGCAATGGGGAGCTTGTTTCGGTCGCCATATATCTGCGCGAAGAATTCTGCCAGCGCCTTCGCGGCGCCCTCGCCCTTCTGCCCGTTGTCGCGCTCGAACATGCCCAGGTGCTTCATGGCCTGCTCGCGCGCTTGGTTCCGGTTCGCCCATTTCACCTTGCGCACCGTCACGGGGCTGTCATTTTCGCCGACCTGCTCGAACTCAACCGAGGCCAGCGCCATCCGGGTATCGGCATCCAGTTCCGTGACGTCCTTGAGCGAGCCATCTGGACGGTACAGCTTGGCCGGGTCGAACGACAACTCCTGGACGATGCTCTTGATCACCAGTTCGGTCGTCAGCTTGTACTTGTCGGCGACTTCCTTCGAGCGTTCAGAGATTTGTGCTTGAATCTTAACGTCTTTCAACAGGCGTGAAGCCTGAGAGGCGGCGGTCTTCGGGCTGTATCCTGCTGTGATGGCGGCTTCCGTAGCGTTCCCGCCGTTGGCGATGTAAGCCTCGACGAATAGCGCGCGCCGCTCGATGGACGCCTGTTTCGACGTTCCAGCCTTGGCGCGAGTCCGGGCTTTCGCCGCCGGCGTCTTTCTGGTCTTCTTGTCGGCCGTCATGGCGTGCGCTTCCTCAGTGCCTCGGCGGCGGACTGGCTGACATTGGGCAGAAGGTCGCAGCACTTCTCGCGGTCCATCCAGAATAGGTCGTGGCGGTCAATGCCATCCGCCTCGGCGTCAAGTTCCCGGTTGTCCATCGCCGCTTCGGCCCCACAGGCGCGCTCGAGCTTATTGGCGATGCCGTCGATGATGTCGCCGACCAGTTCCCCGCCCCAGCGCCCAAGGCGCTCTTCCACGACGTCGGCCGTAGCGCGGATGCGCCCCTGAAACCCGGCAAGCATGGCGATCCGGTCCGGTCCGGGATTCCCCTCTTGGTGCGCCTCGGCGCCGAACGCGAACTCGAGGGCGTCGGACAGCCACCACAGGCCGAACTCCCGGAGCCACCCCTGAACCACTGCAAGCGCCTTCATTTCCCCGGTCCTCTCAGCCATGCCGGCAGCGCCATCGGGTCAATGCCGGGCACCGGGCCGTAAATCTTGACCTCCTTGGCCGTGGTGTCGCCCTTGAATCGCTCCCGGCTCTTGACGTAGGTCTGCACCTTGGAACCGACTTCGCGCAGGCGTTGCTCGGCGACCAGGCAGGTCAGCAGCTTCGTGATCCGATTGACCGGCCACCCGCAGAACGCGGCAATCTCGGCCGCCGTCATGTGCCGGCCACGGTAGAACGCCATGAGCACCATCTTTTTTCTCGATTCCCTGATATATCCACGTTCGGCCGCCGGCATCGGTCACCCCTTGATGAACGTAAATCCGCGGTACAGGCCCATAAATCCGCCCGTAACCGCCACCTGCTGAAGCTGATTTCTGGCAATCCGCTCCGACCTGTGCTTGATCTTCCACCGCTCTTTCGGCGATAGACCCCTGAGAAGGTCGAACTCGACCAAGGGGTGAAGCATGGCGAAGAACTGGAGCGGCCTCGTCATGAAACAACCACCTTCCCGGTTTCCATGAGCCACACCCATGTCTTGACGGCCGCCTCCATCCACTTTGAGCGCCGTTCCGCCTTGGTCATCCTTGAGCCTTGGTCGATCTCAGAGTGGCAGCGGCAGCACATGAAGGCCACAGCAGCGTCGCTGGCCTTGTGGCTCATCCCCTTGCCGAAGTCCGACCAGTTGGCGTGCG